TTATATTTGTTAAAGTATATGCCATTATGCGTCTAGAGTTACTGGTCCTGCTGTAACTGTCATGCCTCCTGCTTGTTCTGTTATAGTAGGGGTTGACCCTAATGTAAACGTATACTTATCTGTTGTTGTAACTGTAATTGTAAAACCAGATCCAGCTGTATAAGCTGTTGAAGCCAGTCCTCCTGGTGAACCTTCTACATTTCTAAATCTTACCGTATCATTTGTAGATCGTCCATGATTTATTTCTGTAACAGTTATTGTTGTAGATCCACTAGTTATTGAAAAAGGATTAGAGCCAAGTAATCTAGCAACTGCAGGTTCTATTCTGTCAGGTCTTGCATTACGCAAACCTTGTGGTTCAGCTGTAAATCTTTTTGGTTCTAGTTGCGGATGTTTCTTTTCATACTCTGATATATGAACTCTTGCTCCATTCCATTCTATTCTCATTTCTTTATATGGAAATTCTAAACCCGATCGGTCAGATATAAATTTTGCATGTTTACCAACAGCCATTAATTAACCTCCGTAAAGTAAGATTTAGGTGTTATGTAAGAACTAGAAGAAGATCCATCTTCTTGTAAAGCTCTATTTAATTCATCTTCGTAATATAATTTAAATTCTTGTGATCTTTGTGGAGCATACTTTTGTGATAAATAAAAAGTTAAACCAGCTACCATACAAGGTACAAATCTGTATGGAACGTCTGTTGCATTTGTGTAAGCTCCTGCATCTTCAATTCTAGTTACGTAGTAATAATTTAAAAACTTTCCTGCCTGTGATGTTCCAGGTGTTTGATATAAGGTTATTGTAATTCTGTCTATAAATCTTTGTACAAAATATTGTGAAGGTTGTCCTGTTGATGTTTTGTTAGATAAAGCTTGATATGCAGATCTTGCTATTTTAGTTAAAGGTGTATCAACATTGTTATCTCTGTAACTAGCTTCTAATATATCGTCAACACCATAAACAGCTGTTGCACTTGAAGTACCATCTGCCGTAGATCTAAACATTGTGTATACTGCTTGATCAGCAACTAATGTAATATTATTATTTGCAACTTTCCAATAATGAATCCCACGGTTTTCCCATTCTTGAAACATTATATTAAGAGATCTTCTAGAAGTTTTTAATTGATATCCAGTAACATTCTGAATACCCATTCTTTCAAATGACTCTTCTATAATTTCATCAATAGAAAAATCTTTTTCAAACTTATGTGTTCCAGAGGTTGTGTTTGCCATTTGACCTCCTACTTATCTATAATAACAGTTACCGTAGCATTTGAAAGAGCAGAAACAGTCATGCCACCTTCAAATAAAATTCCATCTTCTGCAAGATTGTATGCAAATACATCACCTGCTGGAACATCTACTTGAAACTGTGTTACTGAATTTCCGTCTTGTAAAGTAACTGCACCTGCAGAACCAGATGAGGCTAAAATAATTCCTCTTAATCTAGTTCTTCCTGCAAATACAGAACCTGTTGAACTCTTTCTAACTGCTTTTACATCACTCTTCATTATCCAGTGTATCCTATTGTTACGGAATCTGTATTAGTTAAATCTAAAAAGACTCCTGTTTTAAATCGTATACCAGAACCAGGAACAAATACATCTAAACCTTCAGTGCCAAACTTAGCTTGAAACTCTACAGGTCCACCTGTTCCAGTTCCATCATGTAATTTAACAATAGCATTATTAGCACCATGAGCCATAATATATGTTACTCTACATGGTCCTAAATCAGTTCCGCCACCAGTAATAGTTTTAAATGCTCCATCACTTGTTCTGTTGGTAAACTTTTGATCACTTACAAATGATCCTCCACCTGCCATAATATTCTCCTTCAATTTGTATGGGGCCGAAGCCCCACACTAATTATTTATTACGCTTCTTTCGCGAATACACCTTGTACATCAACAATCGTCCAATGACCTGTTGAGTTTAAAGATGCACATACTACGAAGTCACCAACTTTTGATGTAGCTTTTGTATTAATGATATCTTTATTATCTGTTAAAGATCCAGCATACAAAATACCATCAGACGCATTTGGACTGATAGTTAAAGCATTTGTTCCATCAGGACCTGTATTTACAAATGTAAATATTCTCCCAATAGAAATTGGCGGTAAAGTAAATACTACACCATCAGTAGATGATGTGAAAGTTTTACCAGAATCCGCATTCGTAACTGTGTAGTTAGCTGTTTTGTTTTCTAGATTAAATCCAGTTACGCCTGACTCGTTAAACTTACCCTGCAGAACTGGTCCTCTAAATAGAGTTTTTGCCATAGTATTATCCTCCTAGTTTTGTCGAACGTAGTCTCTAGGCCGTCGACTATACTCGTCTACGCTCTGATTAATTGTATAGTGACTATTTTATATAGTAGATTTAAGTAGAGTGCAAGGGATTGCGTAGTGAATGTGCGTTTTCAACGATGTAGCTTTTTATTAAGTAGCTACTGAAACTTGTGGAGCCGAATCAGCAATCGCATTTTCTCTAGCAGCAATCTTAGCTTCTTCTAGCTTAATTTCATTGATAACTTCTCTTATCTTGCTATCAATTCTGACCATATCAAGAGTATATTTACTATGTTTATTATACTCTTGTTGCCAGCTCAACTCCAAGGACGTTTTTTGTTTGTAAAGGTCTTGAATCATTTACAATCTCCTCGTATGTTAACCATGTTTTCCTCTGACTATAAAAATCAGATTTGTCCCATTTTATATCACCTTTTCCTAGTTTGTCAATGATAGAATCTTCTAAAGGTTTACCCTCTTCAGACGCCTTAACAGTGAAATCTGCTAAGTATCCGTAGGCTCTGACTTTGATTCTGAAGGTTTTCATGGTTCTTCCTTTCTATGACTGAAATGAGGCGGGATTGTGTCCCGCCTCAAATTTATTGATTAAGCACCAGATGTACCGAAAATACCTCTAGGGTCAGATACGCCAAATACGTATCTTTCTCTAGCTTTGTATCTTACGTTTCCAGTATCGAAATCACCTTCCATTTTTGTAGTTAATGGAGCTCTTTCAAGATGTTTCATTCCGTTAGGAACATCAGTGATCAAGAAGAAAGCATCAGGATCAGTTAAGAAGTGGTTGATTGAATAACCACCTGGAACCATTCCCATGCTAACTAATGCATTGATGTCATTGTCTGCAGTTCCAACTCTTTGTTGAGATTTCATTAATCTCTCCGCTGTGAATTGTAACTGAGATGGAATAATCATCTTAGTTGCTCTAGCAGCAATTTTTAAACCTCTTTCATCAGTTAAACCTGCAATGTCGATCATTGCTTGTTCTAATGAAGTTTCGTTTAAATCTGAATCCGTTTGCAACTTGTTCGAGAAAGTACCATTAATAGTCGCGTGGTTAGTTGCAAATAAATTGCTTCCATCACCTGACTTAAAGTTACCATTGAACCCGTTGTTTAACGGAGACACTGCTTTGATTTGTTTCGTTTGAGCCATAGATCTTGCCAATGCTTTTGTATACCTTTGAGCAAGTCTGTCGTATAAGTTGTCCTCAATCGCTTCCTCAGTGATAGCAAACCCTAGAGAGATTGTCTCATGAGTGTATCTTGCTGTGAAAGTTTCTTGAGCTTTATCGAACTCTACTCCAGAACCTTCTGGTTTTACTTTAGCTTGACCGAATCCTGATAACATTACTTCCTCTTCGAAAGCTCTGTCAGATGACTCAGTTGTGTATATTTCAGCATGCTCTTGGTCATACTGTTTATACTCCAGGCCGAATAGTGCATTCAAACCTGGCTCTAGTTCTTTTACTAGTTGATTACGTGATATAGCCATAATTTAATACTCCTATTATACCCCAACGTGTTGTTTAAAGAAATGTTCACTGATTACAACTCTCCACACAACATTTGCTGATGTGAGATCTTGGTTATCAGGGTCTCTTGAAACACCCACTATTTTTACTTGTTTTGATGCTGAGTCACTCAACGAACTATCATCTAGAGTTGATCTAGAGATGTAGTTAGGTGAAGCACCCGCAGAATATGCAATATCTGCTGTATTACCTACGTCCGTTTGCGCTGATGCACCGGCGTTGTTTGATCTAATCTCATACATTTGATGAGGATCATCATTCACTAATGCAACAATATCTGAAGCAGTGTTACTGCCTAATAGATATGCTTGGAACGTTGGCTTACTTGTTGACGCGTCAGTGTAGAAAACACCATTTAGGGAACCTAAAAGTTGTTCTGTACCAGCTGCAGCTACTGCTGCAAATCCACTTGTAGCCGCTGCAACCAAATCTTGGTTGTAGATAGCTGAAGAGGATGCTGCTACAGGGTATTCTCCTAGACCTGCAGTGTTTGCTGACTGACCTGCCATTTTCACCGGTTTCATTCCGAAACCAGTTGACGATGAGTTTGCCATAGTCATTTCTCCTATTAAGTACCTGCCCTTACGGGCCTCCGGTACGGTTTATATTAATTCGCTGGTTTCGAATTGTTAAAAAATTAACTTTTCTTGCCACCGAAGGTTACACGAGTATTTCTATCTACAGAGATAGGCATACTCTTATGCTGTTCCTTCGCAAGATCGGCGTCTATTGCAGCTTGTTGATCCTGTGCCTGGTCGGCATAGTAATCTGTTCTTTGCTGCGCGATCTCCTCTGGTACCCTTGTCAGCACAAGGCCTCCGTGTCCGATCACCCCTGCGTATTTGCCATCAGCGATTGTGGGGAAGTCCTCTTCGGGATATTCATCGGCTCTTACTAATTCATAACCGGACCTTAATCGTCCTTGTATGTTTTTAGTGTCGACGAACCCTAGGATTTCTACCCTGACCCATCTGTGTCTAAATCCATTTGGCGCGTTGGGCGTATCTAAATACGATGGTGGAGCCCAAACTTTAGGTTGTTCTTTTACTTTAACTTCCTTAGCTCTAGGTTCAACTTTTGTTGAATCACTTTTGCTAGTTTGACTCGCACGATTTGGCGTTTTATTGTTTTCCATATGCTTATGCCTCCTTCGTGTTCATAAGTTGTTTCGCATATTCTTCTAGCGGCACACCTAATTTTTTAGCAATTGCTACTTGAGAAGATGTGAGTCTCACTGTTTTAGCGTTAGCCTTTGGACTACGCGTTGCAGAGGCAACGGTTTGTGTAGGTTTGCTAACTGGTTTACTAACAGGTTTATCAAATTTATGAGGAAATTCCAACCTAATTCTTTTGTCTATTTCCTTATAATATTCGTCAGATTTAGGGTCTATCCCTTCCTCTTCTGTTAATTTTCTATGAAGATCAAAGGCAGTATAAGTCATAGCTGAATCTGTTCCAAACCATTCATTATTACTTGCCCATGCCTCAGCTTTTGGATCTGGCTGAGCTGCGGGTTGTTGTTGATTAATAGGTTGTTGTTTAGGTGTTTCTTTAGCTGCCTTTTCTCTCATTTCATTTTGAGTTTTAAGTTCAGCTAGTCTACCTTGTTCATAACCTAATTGTGAGATTGCTGTTAAAGCTTCTGTTTCAGACTTTGCATCATCATTTTGACGTGCAGCTGTAAGTTTAGCTTGTGCAGCAGCTAATTGTCCAGAAATCCTATTCTCCATTTCTGTTGTATAGTCTTTGTCTAGAGTATTAGCTTGAGTTTTAAACTCATCTCTTTCTTTTTTAACGCTTTCAGCATAACGCAAAGCTTCTTCTCTTTGCCTTTCTGCTTCTCGCATTTTTTTAGTAAGCTTAGCTATTCTTTTCTTAACTCCTTCAGAATATTCTTCAGCTTCCTTACCTTCACTTTTTTGTTTATTATCTTCTTGAACAACAGGCTGCTCCACAGGTTTCTCAGGTGAGTCACCGGCGATACCACCGTCTTCAAGTTTTGTTTCAGGTTCTTTATCATTTGTTTTGTCCTCCGTCGCTTGTTCTACAACGACTTCTTCTTTTTCGTTTTCTTTTTTTTCTTGTGGCAGTTCTACTTCAACATCCGGACCCGATGTATCAATATCAACTGTTTTGTCTTCTTCTTGCATAGTTTCTCCTATGGTTATTAAAATTCGTGGAAGATATCTTCAGGGTTTTCCACGGTTGCTAAAACTTCGTCATCATTGAGAAGTCTTATCTCACCCCCATCTATTTTAATTCGTGATCCGGCATATCTTGCAAAGATAATCCAATCACCTTTCTTACACCAGGGTCCCTCTGGGTATCTTTCTTTATCATAGCAGTGTGGACCCATTCTTAAAACTAAACCACAAGTTGATGCTACTTGTGATCGTTCAACTGTTTCATCTGCTAGTATTATTCCACCTTTTGTTTTTTCTTTTTGTTTAAAAGGTAAAACTAAAATTCTCCAACCTGTAGGTTCAGGTAGTTTTGATTCTTCACTAATCTCTTTTTTCTTTGGTTGTTCAACACCAACAAGATTTTTATTTGGTGTTATTATTTTTTGCTTTGATGCTGATAATTGTTCCTTTACTGTCATTTTGCTCCTTTTTGTTTAGCAGGGTGGATATTTCCTGTAATAAACTTTCGTAAGTTCTTACTTGACCTAACATATACTGGTATCTTTCCATACTGTCAATAGCTCCGCTAGCCATTAATTCCTTAACGTCTTCTCTTCTTTGTTTTATTATTTTGATAAAATGTTCAAATAGTTCCATTACTTTCTACCTCTTCTGATTGCTTCCTTTCCTTTTTTAGCAATAGCTACAACTTTACTTTTACCCATAACTTTAGCTCGTTGTTCCATTACTGTTAATATTTGTATCTTACGTGCAAAGGGTTTGTTTACACGTTTAACTTTTGCAACAGTAGCTCTTGCATCTGCAGGTGTTGCAAATTTAATCCCTACTGTATCCCTCGGGTTTTCATCTGTATAGAGTCTTCTACCAGATCCTTTTGGTTTTTTACCAGTTCCTTTTTTTGGATCGCTCATAATTTAAAGTGTTGTAACTCGTTTAATTTTTCCTGAGCATCAACTATATTTTGTAAAAGTTTATCTATTTCTTCTAGATGTTGTGGATGCTCACCTATGCCCACAGGTCTTTCTAGATAAATTTTTATAGTAGCGTCTGCTTCGGAAATTTTTGCGTTATATTTATCTTCTAGTGCTTGTATGATTGCTTGTTTTAACATTTCCATCTCCGTCTTGCCTGACGGATTCTGGAATTAGGATCATTTCTTGTTTTAGCTGATGCTCGTTTTAATTGTCCGAGTGATCTTGCGCAGTATGATTTTCTGCGTTTGGCAGCTTTTGATCCAGGCTTCACTTTTCCTGTCACGGCTGTTTTTAGTTTAGAGCCGGGATTTAATCTTCTATAGGCAGCGACACCGGCTCGGGTCATACCTGCTCCAGACTTTGTAGGTCTAAAGTTCTTTTTGTTTCTAGCAGGCATAGTTCCTTTACTCATTAAACTAGACCTCCCATGCTCATCTTTTTTCTTTTTGGTGCAAACGTTGCAGCTCTACTCGGTGTCGGGCCAGTATTTGACTTCTGTTGTTTTCTTCTTACGGCACCCGCACGTTGCCCTTTGGACATTCGTCTTGCTTTTGCAATGGGCACGCATTTTGGATAATTTTTTCTTTTTTCTCCACCACTTCGACCACATTTCGGGTATGAGCCATCCGATCGCTTGTTTGCAATATCGACCCAATTCTCTTTTACCCATGCTCTTAAGCCTTTCTTGGCCATTAGTAGACCTTAGTTGCCTTTCTCTTATTTGACATTACTTTGCCACAACTGGTTTTAACAGAACCACCTGCTTTATACATTGGTCTGATCATACCACCACCCATAGCTTTTTTTCTATTCTTTTTACCACCTGGTGTAATTTTGCCTGAGCATACACCTGATGCGTACATGTTTGCGTACGCGGATGGGTAAACTTTGAATTTACGCTTTGCAGCAGCTTTACCTTTTGGACAAAGTTTTGCCATTACTTAACTTTTTTTCCTTTTTTGTAGCCCATTCGTTTTGCAACTTGTGGTGCTACTTTTTTTAGTTTTCTTATACCTTTTCCTTTTTTACCTGCTGGTATTGGTTTTGGCATTATCTCCTCGCTTTCCCAAATCCTCTGATTTGGATTGATTTTTTCTTTTTAAGTTTTTTTACTTTTTCACCAGTCTTAACAACCATTCCACCTGTTTTACCTTC